CTTATACCTACGCTACCTATAGCATTTGCACCTGTTGGTATACTACCAGTTAGTACGGTAGTAGCAGGGGTAGTACCGTCAATGATAGTGTTTAATTTTGTCAGCAGACCCTTTAGCAATGCGATCTCACTTCCGGACAAAGAGGGATCTGTAACGGCAGCATCTGCTTTACTACCAATACTGACTATTGTTCCATCTTCTGCCCTTACAGGAGTTACACCAACGCCGATAAAATACTGCTGAATTTTAAAACTTCCCTGCGCTGTTGCACCATTAACGTACCTAATGCGAACATATCTGCGAGTCAATACAGTCCAATCCCTAATTACCTGAACTCCTGCGCTGACGACATTTGTTGCCGTAGTTGTCCAGTTGGTTCCATTATGAGATTCTTCAAGATACAATGTACCTGACTGATCTGCATTTACCCATATTCTTGTAGAACCAATAGGTATAACTTGTTCTTGCCTATCAATTGTATCCTGTGTAAATGTTGCATTGGCTAATAATGGGGTATTTTTAACGATATTAGGTATGTCACCGTGATTAAGAACAGCACCCATAATATCACTATTAGATGTTACGACAACAGTTGCCGCTCCATCATTGTTAAGCACTAAACCCTTGATTTTATTATCACCGTCAACACCGGCAATGGTGATGGGGTTAGTATTTGCGGCAGTTGTACCAACAGGATTTTTACCTTGAATATTAGTTGCTATCTTTAACACCACCCTTGCAGTTCTTTTCGTGGTTAGTGCGGACACGAGAATTATCAAATTCCCTGCCGCACTTTCTACACGGATATTTCTTTGTTGACTTAGTCTTCTTCACCGATACAGTACGCACAACATCTTTCTTGGGCGTTTCGACTACTTTTGGTGTATGTAAAAGTGAGGATATTTTCTGCAATTCCTCCAATATGCCTAAAAGAAGTCTCTCTGTATCGGTGAAATTTTCCGGTTTTTTGGTGTATTGCATAAAGCACCTCAAAAATAAAGTAGGGGCGAATAACCCCTACTTTTAGTCGTTAGCGGAAGCAGTACCAATCAGCGCACCAGTCTCAGGGGCAACCTCACTGTAGTAGTTCTCAAATAACCAACAACCGTCAGCAACAATAGAAGCGGCAATAGTCGCCAAGTTTGTTGCAATGTAGTTATTCGCGATAATACCAGTTGTACCAGTGAGCAGTTCAATACCCGGTTCGGTTGCGCCTTGTTGCATGATGTTATCTTTTATGAGTAGATTGGTGCTAAGCGTGGTTATGCCGTTAATGCAAGCGGTAGAATGTGATCCGGTAAAGCGACAATTCCTAATGATTACATCATCAGAAGCACCAGTAATGCTTATTGCTGTTACTGCTGCCTGTGCGCCTGCACCAAAGAAACAACCGTCAATTACGGTTCCGTCACAACCTGCGTTATTTCTCAGAGCAATTGCAAACTCGTCTGTTGCTGTTTCGGCAAATCCAAACTCACAGTTCAAGACTTTTGCATAGTCCTTGCCTGCTTCAATATCAAGTCCAACCGTTACCGCATTAGCGGAAGTCCTGAATCTGATATTACTGATAGTTATATCGTTGGCACCTATAACTACACTAGCGGCGGTGTTGTCAAAGTCAATTGTAGGTTTTAGGGAACCACTACCCAAACCGATAACGGTTATTCCTGCTACATCAAGGTCAATGGCGGCGGCAGTAGTTATGCCCTCGTTATGCCCTGGTGCTAACCAAATAACGTCACCTTTATTAGCAGTACATTTTCCTACTGCTGAGTCAATGCTTGCCAGTGCTGTTGCCCATGTCAGACCGTCGTTGGATGCGCTGCCGGTAGCAGAGTCAACAAAAAATTGGCTGCCGGGTTCAAAGTTAAGATACATTCTACCGAGTGCGTCTGCGATCACCTTTTCTGAACCTGCCTTACCTACTGCTAAACCGTTAATGCCGGATACTGCGTTAAAGTGTGAATATTGCATTTTGTACCTCCTTGTGGGAAAATTAAAAGACACCGTTAGGTGTCTAGTTTGACTCTAATATTGCATTTGCTATTACAAGTACGAATATTTCCTTATCGGTCTTTTTCATCCTGAAACCCTTACATTCTATCGGTCTGATATTAAAAACTGCCCAACCAAGTTTTGCGTCCACAGTATTGTCACCTATATCTGAATCAAACACCAGGCAACAATCTATAAAGAACGGTGCGCCAATTCCATCTAACTCCCTGCCGGCATTATCGAGTATTACAGATAATTTTCTTACCTCATTTTGTCTACAATAAAAAGCTACATACGGTAAACGGTGGATGCCTTTACTATGTCCCTGACAACTAGAACAGGTTTCCATGAAATTAGTTGCGTTCATCGCTTCAACTATAGGAAGGATACCCTTATCAATTTGCATTTAATAATTCCTCCTTCCTACTTGCTATATATTCAGTTAGTTGTTCTTCGGTAACATTCCAGCATCCGCAAACATTATGCAGACTTCCGTGATACTTGGTATCGTGACAATATTTACAAAGAGTTATGCCATTACTTACTTCCAGTCTTAACTCTGGATAATTTGCAAAACCCTTAATATGATGCGCCCTTAAATCCTTGCCTTTTCTACTTCCGCAACATTGGCAGGTGCGATTATCTCTTTTAAGGACAGAAATTTTCCACAAAATATATTTTTTACTTTTCCTTATTCTTTCATATTCAGGGGCGTTTCCTGTCCATGCATAATGATTTTTACCTCTCGGTCTTCGATCTTCGGCGCAAAACGAGCATCCATCACCCTGATATGCAAAATTTGCGAATTTAACCCTTTGTATCTTGTCAGGATGTTTTTCGCAAACAAAATAGGAAAAACTATTAGTGCCCTTGTATTCAGGATTCAAAAGAGTATAACCGCGCTCCGCGTATTCTTTCTCCCAATGTTCTAATGTATATTTTACCTTAAATTCCTCTACCTTTTCCCTGCCACAATAATAGCAACCGCATCCAGAATTGAAGTCTGCCCATGATATTTGCTGTATTCCTTTATCATTATGCTTTGGACAAATGTACGCGAGTTTTGTTTTGTTGCCTTTATAGTTATTTTTATTGGATAAAAGAATATAGTCTCTATCTAAAAATGCTTTTTCAACATCCTCAAAATTTAACCTTCTATTTTTACCCCTATATTCATAACTGCAATAATAGCAACCAACCGACAATCTAAAATTGTCCCAGCGAGTATACTGAACGCCTTTATCTTTATGCTTATTACATATATATGGAAGTTTTTGCTTAGTATTTACATATTCTTCCTTGTCTATAAGCAGAATACAGTCCCTTTCCTTAAATCCGTTAAGTATATCAGAAAAATTCTTCCTAAACATAGCGCCCTTTTGTTCCATAAAATACTCCTTTGACTTATTTATGTTTTAGTGCTATAATTCTATTATACTATTATTATAGCATAAGTATAGAATTATAGCAAGCTAAAAGGAGGATTTTAGCGTTGAAACAATTAAACATTAGATTAGATGAAGAATTGCTCAAAACTGTAAAAAAGGTTTGCATTGACAAAGACATAGCAATTCAAGACGCAGTTAAAATTGGCTTAGAATTATGGTTAAAGGATAATGGGGGCAAATAACCCCTATTACGCCGGAATTGAAAACTGGAACGGGTGAAAAGAGTATGGGCCTGCGCTAAACCACATAATAGAACCAAGTTCCCACTTCTGATTCTTCCAGTCCTTATTACTTGTTACCTCAAAATCCTCACCTGATTCAAGACGATTAATCCACTTCATTGCCTCTTTTGCTCTTTCATAATCAATAACTGCCCACGGTTGACCTGTTTTTCCTGCTTGGCGACGGAAGTTTTTCCAAACCATCAATTTCATACTGCCATTGTAAATATTGGGGTTGTTGTCGCTAGTATCAACCTTACCTTCTCCACCAATCAACTCCAAAGCCTTCTTACGCAAAGCTGTAGGCACTACAAGGCAGTCAGGCTGGAGGTTAGCCTCGCGTCCGTTCTCGTCTTTCAGGTCAAACATTTTTTGACATAAAATTTCGAGATTCTCCTCATTTAATTCCAAGGATTCCAAATTATCCTGTGTGGTTGAATAATTAGAAGAAGTCTGAGCATTGCTGGCAAGAGGTAGTCCGTTAGCAGTTCTTGTCCAATCCAACACGTTTCCATCAACCGAGAAAGAAGTCTGATCTGCATAGGTAAAAATACCGGCAGCGCATCTTTCGCGGAACCTTGCGGCCTCAATAGCAAAGTGAGAAGTGTCATTTTGTAAGTTAATAAGTTTGATATTGGAAAGGGTAAACCTGTCATAGGCAAGTCCCGCCTCCCATGGCACCGGGGTCCACGTCCTGGCAGATCCGTCTTTAAGATCGTAGTAGTTAAACTCACCCTGCCACTTATTGAATGTTACCTTACCTACCTGCTCACTAATTGCCTCAGAAGGGTTGTTGCTATTTACTCTGGAAAAAAGCATGGGGATCATACTTTCTTTAATCGAATCAACATACTTCTGCTGCCAATATTCTAAGATCGGTACTTCATATAAACCCATTGCCTTTTGAAAAGCACCTGTGTTTTGGTTATTTACAGTCATTTACTGCACCTCCGAATTTTTTTAAAAATAAAACAGACCAACCAATTAGTCGGCCTGAGTAAAGTTTTTAAGTGCAACGCACTTAACCTTTTTGTTTTCCGTATCCTTATTAATGACAACCAAGTGACCACCAGTAACGGTTGCCGCATCAACATTATCACCGTTTGCATCAAGTACGGCCAATTCAAGTCCTTCTATAAATGCGGCATCAGCGGTTCCGGTATAGTCTGCCTCGATAATGTCGCCAGACTTAACGAGTGCCATAGTGCCAAGAACGTCAGTACCGGCAACAGTTGCCTTAATACAAATTGCATAAATTCTGTCTGTTGTTGCCGCCTTAGTCCATCGTGCTGTAGTTAATTTATAAGCACGCCCCACTACAGCCGCCTCTGCATCTGTCATGTAAAAGTGATCAATTATCTTTACTTTTGAATCACCAGTGTCAATATTTCCTCTATGTTTTAAAGTCATTTTGAACCCTCCAAACTATTTTTTCTTTTGCCTACCCAAGACACGTTTTTTAATCTGAGCATCGGTATCATTGGGAAATAGATTTTTCCAGACATTCATCTGTTCCGCGCTCAAACTAACCTGAGTACCCAAGTCGGTACTATCATTCGACTTCTCAGTACCCAAGTGTGCCTTACTGCCAACCTGTTTAATAACCTTCTGCGCCGCCTTCTTCTGCAACGCCTCGGCAATAGCATCCTCATTAGCAGTTAACCACGCCGATTTTAACGGCATACCGCTATGCACCATATCAACGGTTGCTTGGTCAAGTGCGTCCAAGTCCGGCACAATATCACCGTATTTACCCTTTAGATAAGCATGGTCCTTCACGATCTGCTGCTCTGCCGCCTGCCTATTTCTCAGGTATCTTTCCTGCTCTAACTGTTGCTTATTGGCGTTTAACTCTGACTGCATCTGCTGAAAAGCAGGGTCTAACTTCAAATACTCGTTAATCTGTGCGGCAGGAAATCCCTGTTCTTCTAACTCTGCAGCAAGTTTCTTCCTTTGAGCGTCCATATCTGCCTGCAACTGTTTCTGTTGCTGTGCGTTATTCTTCTGCTCAAAGTCACGTTTCCACTGTTCAAGTTCGTCTGCCTTACGCTTTGCCTCTTGCGCCTCTCTACGCATCTGAGCAAACGCCCTGTTCTGATCCTGTGTCTGCTTCTGTTTCTGCTGTTCAACGACCTCAGCATCACTCATTTGTTGAGTGCCGGTTACGTCCCCGGTATCGGTTTGTTCGTTAGTATCAATGTCTGTTTGAGGATCAGCGACTACCTCAGTGTTTACGCTGTCATTGTTTAATTCTTCTGCCATGATTACACCCCACGTTTACGCTCGCCAGCGATATATTCACCGTCTTTCCGGCGTGTCCGTTGTCTATTTCCAACCGTCACCCTGAAGCGGAGCGATGTTATGTAGGTAAATAGGAAAAGCAGGTTTTACCCTGCCTTAACTATTTAACAGCACCGTTGTTTTTACCGGGACGACTGCGTAAGTCACCACCGCGGATTACTCGAGTCGCATCAGTCTGTCTGCTTCCTGTATTTCCGTAAGTGAAGGTGCCTGAACAAGGCATAGGTTTATCGAGATTTTTGGCCACTAATATCACCTCCTTTCAATAAAAAAAAGACACTCTATTGAGCATCTTTTGTAAATTTTTTTCTATAATCTATTATTTTGTTGTTTTTACTTGAATTGCAATTTTTACATAATGGTTGTATATTGTCTATGCAATTAGAACCACCCCTGGATAGTGGTATAATATGATCTACTGTTAATTTTACTTCCAATCCGCAACAAATACACCTATTACCACATTTACTACATAAATCTATCCATTCCTGGCGAGTATAATTTCCAGAAGCGTTAAGTAATCTATTGCGATACCTTTGGGCATATATTTTTATCTTATCAGGATTTTTTAAAAAATATAGTTTATTATATTTATATCTTTCATTAAAATGATGTTTTCGATATAATTTATCACTTTCTCTAATTTTGTCCTTATTTTTTGCCCTATAGTTATCACAACACTTCTTTTTTACTTCTGGATTTTTCTTATGGTATTCACTTGTTTGCCTTATTATTTTCTCCTTGTTTTTCTCATAGTAATGTTTATCTATTTTCTTTTTGCAAACTTTACAAACATTACTACATCCATATTTTCTTCCCCTGTTTTTATTGAAATCGGAAAACAATTTCCACTCACCACATACCGTACATGACCTGCCGATAATTTCTTCCTTCACAAAACATCCCTCCTATGCTATAATTATAGCAGAATATATGTAATATAGCAATCTATATATTGCTATAAGGAGGTTATTTTATGAAACAGATCAATATAAGACTTGATGAAGAATTAATTAAACAGGTAAAAAGAGTATGCATCAATAACGGGATGACATTGCAAGGAGCAGTTATGATAGCACTTAAAGATTGGCTAGATAACCAAAACAATAAGACATGATATTTCCTTAATTTAGGCAATAAAAATAGGGATAGAGCATATCACAATACCAATAACGGCACTCTGATACACCCTATCCCTGTGGTTTTCCTACTAAGGATTGGTTATTTAATTGATGTTTCTTGTTTATACCTATCAATCCAAGGTTTAATTTTGTCATAAACAGGTTTAGGCATTGCTGTTTGATAAAAACCATTTAAAACCATTACGTCGTGAACCATTTTACTGTCTGCGCAATTTTCAACCATCCAATCATAAAAAGCGCAAGATAATTCATATGCATGGTCAGGATTAATTGAATTGCTTCCGCTTAACAAGTAGGATAGACTAAAACTATCTTTAAAAATTTTCATCATTTAAACACCGTCCTCGGTTATTTCTTCTTACCGTAACCCTTGCCCATGCCCATTTCCTTCTTATCAGACTTAGGCATACCCTTCATGCCCTTTCCTTTACCTTTACAACCTGCCATACTTATCACCTCTAGTCAAGTTTAATATCCTTGGTAGGACTAATCATAACCGCCCTGCCGCCCTTCACTTTGACGGTAAGCGTTCCCCATCCTCCAAGGTTGCGCAATTCTTCGATGATTTTTTTTTCTTGGTCAGTTAGTTGCATTATTTACCTCCGCTGATTCAGTTATATTGGTAAAAATAACCGTGCTATGTTTTTCCTTGATGTTAACTCCAATAAGTTGCTGAAAAGTGCGATATAACGCCTTTACTACGGATTGAAATGTTTTAATTTTACCAAACGTACCGATGCAATTATCAAACTCTATACCCTTATTATACTTACAGATATATTCGTCGCCATCAAAGAACTGTAAAGTAACAAGAACTTTATTTGCTCTTTTCACATCTTCGATATGATTTTCCATGATTAATCCCCCTCGGTTCTCCGTTATTAACTCGCTAAATTCATTACCGCCTGTACCTGCTGATCTGTCGGTAACTGCATAATCTGCATAAAGGCATTGGGATCCTGCTCCTTAATCTGATTCAACTTATCCATAAACTGCATAACTGCGTCCTGCTGCAACTCTCCGCTCATAACCTCTCTATCACTTTCGAGGTCGTGCGATTGCTGCTGACGGTTTAATTCGCCCTGCTGCTTTATAACGGCAAGTTCTTTTTCATGCTGCTGTTTAGCAAGCATCATATCAGTACTTTGCTTTAGTTGCTGTTCTTGTATCTGTTTTGCCTGCTCTTCCTGCTGCGCTTGGGCCTCTTGTGCCTGCTGTATGTCCTGCTCCATCTGCCCGATAACTTCTTTAAGGTGCGGAACACCGATTTTATCAAGAATTTTCAGTATCAGCATATTGCCGGGAGTAGGTTCAAAACGTCCCTGCCCTGCAAGAGAAACAATAGAATTCATCATTTCAGACTTATTCTTCATAAATCCAACTTCTGCTGAAATCTCAATATCAAAGTCAGGATAGATTAAATCGCCGTTAACATCACGAAGCATGGATAAGCGGTTAAACTGACCGTATTTGTTCTCGCCCTTCTCTCCGGTAATGCGGAAAGGACGATCATCATCACAAAACGCCAACGCAAACTCCGCAATAGTGCGGTAAAGTGTCTTGTATGAGGTTGACTTATAAGCAGACTTAATTGCTAATTTGTTACTTGACTGACTAATGTACGCCTGCGCCTGGTCGCCTGATGTTACGCCCGGTTGATGAACGCCCAACGAGGCATCGGTTACGCCGGTTATAAGTTGCAACCATTCTTTGAATTTATCAACCAATTGAATGCCGTCAATATTTGTACTTAAATCAACTTCCTTAACCTCTCCTACGTCATTAACATGGATTATTTCAGATGTTGGGTCCATAAGTTTTCTTGCTATTTCTGTGGAAGAGGTTAGAATCTTCTTCCTGCCACGAAGGAAAGATTCTTCATACATATGGACCGCTTTCTTAATACTCTCCTGCAAATCCCAAACATCTTCCATAATGGATATACCCCAACAACACTTATCACGCATAATAAAAGGTTGATAGACTATATCCCAGCAGGTAGGTATGTAGTATTCTGCCTCAGTTTCGGTATCAACAACACGATAGGCAACATTGCCCTGATCGTCCAAACCCCTACGAACCTGTGTACCTGCTTCAATAGTCTCAGTTTTGTACGGTTCCCCGTCCTCGTCCCTACGATAAAAGAACTTTGGAAGGTGCTTAATTAGCAAATCACCAGACCACCACAGTTTACAAATATCTCCGTCGTCGTCCCGGTAGGTAGTCTCAACGATAGTATATTTACCAAGTCCAGTATCCTTAGAAACTCCGGTAGTGTCGTTAACGGTAGTTATTCTTTGGTCGCCCATAATCTCGTCATACTCGGCGTACAGTATCGACTTTTCCTCTAACATATCCTTCGTTATATCTTTCCATTTACGGAGGATATACTTCTGTGTGCGGTTAACCGGATGATGATAATGTTCCATATCGTCGCCGAAGTTAATAGACGACTTGTTAGGTATAATATCCTTCGGGTGAGGGTTACTAATCTCAATCTCACCGACATACCCAGCACGTTTGATATTATTGTTCCAGTGAACCTTTTTGAACGTACCGCCTAACTTTGAAACTCTGCGCTCATCCGACATATTCATTTCTTCAAGCGAAGGGGAGGAACTTCTCAGCACATAACCGACGTAACTCTTTAAGGCATTAACAGGGACTTCATCGGCAGCAGTAACGGGTTTAAAGTCGTGGTCAGGTATAGTCATATCAATAAGTGCTTCGACAATTAAGCGAGGGAAGTTAACAACCGTTCTCGCTTCTTTTTCTTGCCGATTGTTGACATTCTCAAACTCACGATTACCGTTGTACATATTTTCCCATGAATCCATGAGAAGATCGTATTTTTTCTTTGCCTGACGGTCAATCTCAAACTGATCTTGCCAATATTTAAGCAAGTCAAGTGTCTCTTGATCGTATTCTATAGCAGGTGCTACTATTTCTTTCACCTTCTTTTTTAACGCACGAAATGGTTTTTTCCAGTCCATTTAATCACACCCTCAAAAACATACAATATGTTCCTGCAACTTCTCATATTCTTTTTCAAACGCAATGTTATTTAAAACTGCTGACTGCTCAGACAACGACATATCATCGGGAAAGTTAAACTTTTCATCCTTAGAAATGGGAGGTCTTGACATTACTGAATATCTAAGGGATTCGTTGCTGTGTGTGACCTCATGTGGAGTATCTGCCGCATCCTCTGAGTCATTCTTGTCATGCTCTAGCAACGGCAAGCAACGTATCATATTCTTGCAGGTATCGAATATCTTTAGTTTAGCGGTAAAAGAAATCTCAGTTTT